AAAATGTTGATCACTTAGAAATTATATTAGCTTATGATGGAACTAACGATACACCTAATATAGTAGGTTCATCTAGTAGTAAAAAAACAGACTGCACTAATGCTATCAATACAGGTAAAGCATATATTGCAGCTAATTAATAAAAGGAGAGTAAAGATATGATGTGGATTAATATTTTCATGTGGGTTACAGCAATTATAGCGATAGCGTCACTTGTAGCAGCTGTAACCCCAACACCTCAAGGAGATAAATTTTTATCTAAATTATATAAAGTGATAGATTTTCTAGCACTTAACATCGGCAAGGCCAAGGATAAATAATGAGTTGGTGGGGCAAATTAGTAGACAAAGTTACAGGCACTAAAAGAGTTAGAGTAAGATCAAGAGACGAGGATGGTAAATTTGTTGGCGATGACAAATCAACTCCAGACGTAAATGAAGCTTACACTACTGTAAGAGTAAAAGAAGATAAATGACCAAAGAAGATTCTGATTTAACGTCTTTAAAAGTATACGAAAGAGAATCAGCTATAAGATTTGAGTATATTGAAAAAAGACTTGATGAAGGATCTGAAAAATTCAAAAGGCTTGAAGTTCTTATATGGGGTATTTACCCTGTATTAATTACTTGTATCATAGCCATCAGGTATATCTAATGTATGAATATTCTTGTGAAGTTAAAAGAGTGGTGGACGGAGATACGGTGGACGTTATTTTGGATCTTGGGTTTGATGTTTCTTATTCTTGTCGCATTCGTCTATATGGTATTGATACTCCCGAATCACGTACTCGCAACAAAGATGAGAAAGCTAGAGGAAAAATGGCTGGGGCTTTCTTAAAAGAAGCTATAGAAAACGGGAAAAAAGTAGTCATTCAAACAAAACTTAAAGACTCAAAAGGTAAATACGGTAGAGTTTTAGGTGAAGTTGTAGTTGATGATATTAATATCAACAAACTTATGATTCAGTGTCATCTTGCAGTTGCATATCATGGACAGTCAAAAGAGGACGTAGAAGCTGAACACATGAAAAATAGGGACATTCTTATTGATAAAGGTTTACACATCCCGGTGGATTAATGGACCAAGCAGTACAATTTATAAATGAAGTAGGCTTCCCAATAGCTGCTGCACTAGGTCTAGGGTTTTTTATTTGGAAACTAATTAACCGTATTATTGACGGTATGGAAACCAAGGTTGACGTTCTTGACGATAAGGTTGCTGATCAAATAGAGCAAATGGAACAAAGACTAGGCACTAAGTTAGACTCACAACACGGAATCCTAGTTGCTTTAATAGACAGAGTTAGATCTCTTGATAATGAGATAATCAGACAAGATACACTTATTAAAACCATACTAGGTGTGCCACAGTTGATAGATAGCAACAAGATTGCAAAAGCAGATAGAGACGATCAGAGGAAAGATTGATGGATCCTAAAACACCTAACGAACTATTACTCATTTCATCTATGCTTATCGTTACAGCTATTGTTCTGCTTACACATCAACTGCAAGCAGACGAAATGACACACAAATTTAAAAATCCTAGTTTTTCTGGAGTTGGCACAAGCAGTCACTATCTCACCATAGAGAACCAAGAGTTTAATAGAAAAGAAGCTATACGAGAGGAAATAAAAGCTTATGTTGAAGATTTAGAAAGAGAAGCAGAAAACACCACACTTGCAAGATTTATACGTAATTTAGAGAGTAGAATATACGCACAACTAAGCAGACAGTTGGTTGATAGTCTATTTGGTGAAACCGCATCTGAGTTCGGCATTTTAGAGTTAGAAGGTAACACTATAGAATATAAAGTAGAAGAAGATAAAGTAACATTAATTATTACAGATGAAGAAGGCAATACAACAGAAATTACCGTACCTCTTGGTTCTTTTACTTTCTAGTTGTGCCTTAATCGTAGATCCTTTAGACAACGGCATACCTCCAATGAGGGATGTTGAACCCGCAGAAATAAGTTCGTTAATTGTAAAAGATTTAGAAAGCATAGGTCAGCCAACTCGCAAACCTGTTGTGGCAGTTTATGCAAGTAGCTTTACTGATGCTACAGGCCAACGCAGATCTAATAGTCAGTACGCTAGTTTTAGTACAGCTATTACTTCTTCTCCTGATGCTTACTTAATACGAGCGTTAAAACATTCAGATTTCTTTGATGTAGTAGAAAGAAGAGGACTCGATCACCTCACAAAAGAAAGACAAATCATTCGTTCTGCTAGAGAAAAATTTGATGAAAAGCAACAACTTAAACCTCTTTTATTTGCTGGTCTTATTATGGAAGGAGGTGTAATAGGGTTTGAAAGTAATGTTAAGTCTGGGGGTGCCGGGGCAAGGTATTTAGGTATTGGAGGATCAAAAGAATACAGACAAGATAGCATAACTGTATCATTGCGAACTGTATCTGTTCTTACAGGAAAAGTTTTAATAGAAGTGTTGTCAACTAAAAGTGTTCTTAGTGCCGCTGTGTCGCAAGACGTATTTAGGTTTTACAGTAACAATACTGAATTAGTTGAAATTGAGAGCGGTATAGTAGAAAATGAATCAGTTAATATAGCATTACAGACAGCAATTGAGACTGCTGTTTTGCAAACAATACTGGAGGGAGTAGAAGCTGGGTATTGGGATATAAAAGAGGTAAATAAATGAAAAAGCTTTTACTAATATTACTTGTATCTTTACCTTTAACTGGTGCTGATAATGAAATATTTATAGATCAGTCTGGTGCTACATCTAATTTAGATATAGAACAAGTTAATGGAGGCGGAAACATTATTGGTGGTGCTGATGCTGCTGCTGGATCAATGACCGCACTAGATATTGATGGTACGAGTATGACCTTGGACATATTGCAAAAAGGATCTACAAATAAATTTCTTGGCGATATATGGGCTGATAGCTACACTGGTTACTTTCAATTCATAGGCGATAGCAACACTTTTAATATGTCTACTGACGAGACAAATGCTACTGGAGCAGATGGTTCTAATGTAAACGTACAAGTCACAGGCAATACAAACACCATGACCCTAAATCATGCCATGACAGCACTAGCAGCAAACCTAGATTTAGATTGGATAATACAAGGGGGAGGAAACACAATCACATCAAATATAGATGTAGATGGTGCAACTAACTACATGGATATAGATGGTGATGATAATACTGTAACCTATGATGGAGATGGTTATGCAGGTGGTTACTTCTATTTAGATCATACTGGTAACGACAGGACTTTTAACATAGATCAGGAATCTACATCTGATAATGACTGGCTCAAGATTACATCTGCTGGCTCTAACGGCACTGTTTGTGTTACTCAGTCAGACTCAGGTAATTCATTCGTCTGCTGATATAGGTTCTATATCTGAACTTAGAGGTAACGCACAAGTTCTAAGAGACAAAACTTATGGTGCTGAACTAGACTTTGACATTCAACAAATGGACGATGTCCGCACAGAAGCGGGCAGAGTTGCTATAACTTTTGAGGATAGTTCTACAGTCAAACTCACAGAACATTCTAAGTTAGTCATAGATGAATATATCTATGATCCTGATCCATCAAAATCTAAGATGGCACTTAAATTTGCTAGTGGTACAGCAAGATTTATTACGGGTAAGTTCAACAACAAAAGCAATATATCTATCAAAACTCCTACTGCTGATATAGCTATTCGTGGTACGGACTTTACATGCACAGTAGACGAACTTGGAAGATCTCTTGTCATACTGCTACCAGATGAAAACGGTATATCTAGCGGTGAGATCCTAGTATCAACAGCAGCAGGTAGTGTGACTTTAAATAAACCATATCAAGCAACCACAGTATCTGTTTTTGAAAACAGTCCTACTGCACCTGTAGAACTAGACATAACGCTTGAATTGATCGACAACATGCTAATTGTAAATCCACCAGAACAAACAGACGAATCGTTGGAGCAAGCAGAGACAAGAACCACAGCTGACTATTTAGACTTCAACGACTTAGACATAGACTATCTAAATGAGGACTTTTTAGATGCAGAAGAAAATCTAGATTTTACTGAGCTAGATATAAATTATCTAGATGTAAACTTTCTTGAAGATTTATTAAAAGTTATAGATGCTTTAGCCATATCTAAAGAAGAAGACCAACTTAAACAAGGAGGTGTTGGTATTCGTATAGTGGGCACAGAAATAGGCCAAGATAAAGATACACAGATTACAACTATCATAACCGGACAAAATATAAGTTTAATTAGATCTGTAAATCAAAGTGCTAGATTAGATTTAGATGGATCACAAAGCTATACTGTAATATTAGTTCAAGATGGAGTATCCAATACAGTAAAAATAAACGGTGGATCTTCAACAACTATTACAATTAAACAGGGATCTGGATGAAAAAAACTATTATATTTTTAAGTTTATTTTTAGGACTTGGATCAGTTTATTATTTTCAACCAATAGCTTACGAAATACTAAAATTAAAAACTTTTGATAATTTTATAAAAGAAAAAGAAGAATCTGGTAATTTTGTTGTTTTAAATATAAAAGAAGAGGATATAGCTAATGAGGGCGGTTATCCTTTGTCTAGACAAACATTAGCTCAAATACATATTAATTTATTAAGACAAGGTGCTTTAGGTGTAGGTTGGGTATTAGCTTTTCCGCAACCTGATAGATTTGGTGGAGACTTTGAATTTGCAGAAGCTCTATCTTTTTCTCCTAGTGTATTAGCGATGTTTGAGGGAAAAGGTGATTACCCTCCAACTATAGGAACAGTTATTTTAGGAGAAGATACCGGTGGCATCATGGCAAAAGGTGTTATACAAAATATCGAAATACTAAAACAAAACGCTAGTCAGGGAATAGCTGTAGCTAGAACTGATGTAGATAACTTAGTTCGTAGATTGCCTTTATTGATGCGTACACCCGATGGGTGGGTATCTGCATATAGCACAGAGGTTTTAAAAGTTTTAGCTGGAGCTGATACTTACGTTATAAAAACAAATGATAATGGTGTAGAAGAAGTTAGAGTAAGAGGATTACCCCCGGTAAAAACAGATAGTCTAGGCCGTAAATGGATTTCTTGGGTTGTTCCACGTGAAACTACACTGAAAGAAATGGATGTAGAAAACAAGTTTGTTTTTGTTGGCTTTACTGCAAAAGGCATCATGCCTCAGATAGCAACACCTGTAGGACTGTTAGAACCGCACAAAATACAAGCAGCATTAGCAGAGTCCATACTTATACAAGATAGTCCTTACATACCTGATTATGCTCTTGCTTTAGAGTTATTAATATTTTTATTTTCAGTGGGGTTTGTTTGGCTTGTATTAAACGTTTTTGGCATAACCTCTGGTATATCATTCTTTGCCATAGTTTTTGTCTCTACGGCTTTCTATGGCGTTTCTACAATACAAAAAGGTATATTAGTAGATGTAACTTGGTCTTTATTATCACAGTTTATTACAGCCACAGTAGCTTTCTATATTCGTTTTAGAGAACAGTACAAACTACGACAACAAATTAAAAAACAATTTGAACATTATCTTGATCCACGTCAGGTTAAAGCTTTGCAAAAAGATCCTGGACTGCTGAAGCTAGGTGGTGAAAAGAAAAGATGCACATTTTTATTTACAGACGTACGTGGGTTTACTGCCATGAGTGAGACTATGGATCCTGAAAGTGTGACTGCCATTATGAATATGGCTTTGACTATACAATCCGATACAGTAAAAAGATATGACGGCATGATAGACAAGTTCATAGGTGATGCCATGTTTGCTATATTCAATGCACCCTTAGATCTAGAAAATCATGAAGAGGTAGCTGTGCTATGTGCTAAAGAAATACAAGACCAATTCAAACTTGCAGATATTGGCGTGTCTATTGGTATAGGTATCAATACAGGCGAAGCAGTCATTGGTAATATGGGTAGTAACGATAGATTTGATTACAGTGCTATAGGTAGTGCAGTGAATATAGCTGCTAGATGCGAATCTAGTTGTAAGACTGTAGGCAAAGATTTAATAATTGCGGAGGAGACTGCAAAAAATTGTAATTTTGAGCTAAAATCATTGCAACCTATAGAAGTTAAAGGCATAAGTGAGCCTTTAAAAATATTTACTTTGGAGGATATATGAAAGCATTACTTAAAAACTTAGTTGGATCAGTAGCACCTACACTTGGAACTGCTTTAGGTGGACCCATGGGTGGCATGGCTGCAAATGTCATTGCAGATGTACTAGGTTGTAAGAATGAACCTAAAGAAATACAGAAAGCCATAGACAACGCTACGCCAGAACAAATGCTTGAGTTAAAAAAAGCTGAAGCTGATTTTGAAGTTAAGATGAAAGAGCTAGAGGTGGATGTATTTAAACTAGAAGTACAAGATACACAAAACGCTAGGTCAACATTTTCTAAAGATTGGACTGCTAGAATTATAGGTATAGCTGTAGTAGGTGGATTTATGGGATATATATTTTTAGTTACCATACAACCTCCAGAACAAAACTCAGAAGCTTTAATTAATCTAGTATTAGGATATTTAGGTGGTTTAGCGTCAGCTATTATTAGCTTTTACTTTGGTGCATCTAATACACCCAAGGACGATTAAAATGAATATATCTAAAGAAGGATTATCGTTAATTAAAAAGTTTGAGGGATGCGAGCTTGAAGCATATCTTTGTCCAGCTGGAGTTTGGACTATAGGATATGGCCATACTAAAGATGTAAAAGAAGGCGACAAAATAAACAAAGAAGAAGCTGATTACTTACTACAAGAAGAGATGATAGAGTATGAAAGTTACATAAATGACTTTGTTGAAGTTCCTTTAGAACAAAACCAATTTGATGCACTTTGTTCTTGGGTTTATAACTTGGGACCTACAAATTTAAAAAATAGCACCATGCTTAGAGTGTTAAATGAAGAAAAATACGCAGATGTTCCGCAAGAAATAAAACGTTGGAATAAAGCTGGTGGTGAAGTTCTTGATGGTTTAATAAAAAGAAGAGAGGCTGAAGCTAAAATGTTTGCAGGAAAAGAATGGCTGTAACTAAAATATTATTTAATCCTGGCATTAACAAAGAACTAACTGAGCTTATGAATGAGGGCGGATGGACTGACGGTAATTTAGTTAGATTTAGAAAAGGATTACCAGAAAAAGTTGGAGGTTGGGAAAAAACAATTAGTTCTAATTATCAGGGTACGGGTAGAGCTATAACTGCTTGGGTTGCTCTTGATGCTAGTAAATATTTAGGATTAGGAACTACCACAAAATACTACATTCAATCAGGAACTAATTTTAATGACGTTACTCCTATAAGAAAGACAAGCACTAACTCTATAACTTTTTCAGCAACAAATGGCTCATCTACTCTTACTGTAACTGATGCAAGTCATGGTGCAATAGCAAACGATAACGTAACTATTAGTGGTGCTGTAAGTTTAGGTGGCAACGTAACTGCTGCTGTGTTAAATCAAGAGTACACAATAGATAGAGTTACAGGCTCAAATACATACGAAATAACAGCTAAAGACACTTCTGGAAGTACAGTTACAGCAAACGCTAGTGATAGTGGTAATGGCGGATCAGGCGTGGATGGTGTGTATCAAATTAATGTTGGATTAGATGTATACGTACCTGCTACTGGTTGGGGTGTAGATACTTGGGGTGCTGGTACTTGGGGATCTAGTTCGCCAATTGGAGAAACTAATCAATTAAGACTGTGGTCACATGATGCTTTTGGAGAAGATTTAGTAATTAATCCTAGAGCTGGAGGTATTTATTTATGGGATGAAAGCAATGGACTTTCAACCGCAGCTGTAAATATTACATCTTTGTCAGGTGCAAACCTAGCACCCACAAAAGGATTACAAGTATTAGTTAGTGATATTGATCGTCATGTTATTGTTTTAGGTGCAGATCCTATATCTGGTAGTTCAAGGTCTGGATCTATAGACCCTTTGTTAATAGCTTTTTCTGATCAAGAAAGTGTTACTGAATGGGAGCCAACTTCAACAAATACAGCAGGATCGCTAAGACTATCAGCGGGATCTCAAATAGTTGGTGGCTTGCGATCAAGACAAGAAATACTAATATGGACTGATACTGCTTTATATAGCATGCAGTTTGTAGGCGCACCTTTTACTTTTGGAGTAAATTTAATTAACGAAAACGTAGGATTAATATCACCAAATGGTGCTATAAATGCTCCTGATGCTGTCTATTGGATGGCTAGAGATGGATTCTATATTTATTCAGGAACCGTAAGTAGATTAACGTGTTCAGTTTTAAACTATGTGCTTGATGATTTTAATCAAACCCAAGCTTACAAAGTCGTAGCATTTACTAATAGAGAGTTTAACGAAGTAGGTTGGTTCTATCCTTCAAGTTCTTCTTCTGAAAATGATAGATATGTAACTTACAATTATCTAGAGGGTGCATGGAGTATAGGGGAGCTATCACGTACAGCTTGGTTAGATGATGGAATATTTGAAAAACCAAGAGCAGCAGGAAAAGACAACTCTCTTCATTACTTATACACACATGAAGATAGTGACGATGCAGATGGATTACCAATGGATAATGTATTTATAGAGTCAGGAGACATTGACGTAGAAGATGGAGAGAAGTTTGGCTTTGTAAAACGCATTATTCCTGATGTTAAATTTTTTGGTAGTAATTCTAGTGGTGGTCAAATAAGTTTAGTTCTTAAGACTAGAAACTTTCCGGGAGATTCTTTAACTATAAACTCCACTAATACAGTAAACGGAAGCACACAACAAAATCACGTTAGAGCTAGATCTAGGCAAATGGTATTAAGAGCACAATCTGACGACAACGCAGAGGCTGGTTTAAGAACAGGATTTAGATGGAGACTTGGAGCTAATAGATTTGATATAAGGCCTGATGGTAAAAGGTAATGGCAAAACTTTTAGAAAGTAGACTACCGATAGCTTTAAATACTGTTGATTCTACAACTTTTAACCGTTTAGTTAGAATATTAGAAATCAATCTAGGACAGTTTGATCCTAACTCTACACCACAGTTTAATGATTCTGAAATTAGCACTTTAGCTTTCAATCAGGGTGATATAATATGGAATACGTCTATCGGTGTATTGCAGGTGTATACAGGCAATCGATGGATACAGTTACATACTCCTGTAGATTCACAGGGTTTTGAACTGCAATCATCATTGGGTTCTGTTACGATTACCGTAGCAGGAAATACTACAATAGTAATATAATAAGATTGACAATGAAAAGTTTATCTGAAGGAAACAAAGGTATAAAAGCCCTAGCTAAAGAAAATCCAGCTCTTGTAGAAGAAAGGTTTGGCTACGATGTCCCCGGTTATATGGCTGGTGGTATAGCTGGTATTAACCTTGGAAACATTGAAAGGTATTTAGCAAGGGATGAAGATTTTGATTATTTGAGAGATGTGCTAGGTATATCTTCTGACGCTGACGATGTTGCTGTTAGTCAAATACCTGAATCAGATCGTGTAGCCATGGCTTATGGTGCACCACAAGTAGGGGATGGCAGAGGTTCTTTATATCAATCTTTAGATTATGGAAACGTAGCTCCAGGACAAACTATATCAATTGATGCTAGAGATGAAACTCCTGCTGCTTATAGATTCTATCCAAGTGAAGTATCAAAAATATATTCAGAAGCAAAAGGCGTGCCTTTTTCACCTTTAGTTGCACCTCCTAAAGAAGCTACTTATGTAGATACTTTAGGTTCAAGACGTATACAAAGTCAGCTATATGCAAAGGATGGTACTTTTGTTGACGCTGAAGAATATCCAGAAAGAGATGAATTAGTTACAGGTCCTGGAGGAGAGCAAGGGGATAAAATACCAGCTATGTTAAGCGATGGTGAGTTTGTATTTAATGCAGCAGCAGTTAGAGGAATGGGTATTATGTCTGGTGCAAACCCTGAAGATGAATACGAACAAAGATTGATGGGTGCTCGTAAGATGTATGAGTTTCAAAAACAAGCCGAAGAGATGGCTAAGATGTATAAATAATGGGAATATTTAGCAGCAAAACAAAAGTAGGACCTCCAGCAGATGTTATAACCACGCCTCAAACTGGTTACTCTTTTGTATCTCCATACATGGAGGACTACTCTAGAAGACTACTAGCATCTTACTTTGGATCTCCGGGAGAGTATGCAGGATTAATATCTCAACCTAGAGATATACCCATAGAACAAACAGCAGGACTTACGCCATTACAAATACAAGCTCGTCAAAAAGCAGCTGGATTAGGTGACTTTCAAGAAAGTTTAGATAAAGCTAGAGGATTGTTTGGTAAAGAAGAAGCAACTGTAGATCAAGCTATGGGCTTCATACCTGAAGCTAGAAGAATGATAGGCACTGGTGCAGAGACTGTAGCTGGTGGCATAGGTGCTTTGCGTAGAGGTGAAGAAACTGCTTTGGGTTCTGCTGAAATGTTTGATCCAAGTTTTGTTTCTAGATTCATGGATCCTTACGAAGACCAAGTAGTTCAACAAACTTTAGAAGATATTAACAGACAAGCAGCAATGGAAGACATAGGCATTAGAGATAGAGCAATATCTCAAGGTGCTTTTGGTGGATCTAGAGGTCGTATATCGCAAGAAGAATTAGCTAGACAAGTAGGCAGAGGAG